TAGGCGGCGACCGCACCTGCGTCATCAGCGTGTGGATCAGCTACGGCTTCGAGGTGGATGCCGCGGGCGGCTAAGACCTTCATTCCTGCATTCGCCACACGAGAAGCAATCGCCCGTCTGGGCTCGCAGGCGAATGGCCCTTGTCCATGGGGCACACTCAACGGTCCGGCCACGGGACTCAATAACGGGCGAACGTGGCAATACACAAGGACGGCCTCGCAAATGCCAAAGCACAGCAAACAAAACGCACCGAAGCAAAAGCCGGTCATCGTGCAGAAGGGGCAGGTGGAGATCGAAGGCACCCTCTTGGAGCGATGCCACAAGATGCGCATCGTTTTCGACGAAGTCATGCGGCAAAACCACTCGCCCATCGCCGGGCCCCTGAAGATGCGCTACGACCACGACGGCGTGTTTCACGGGATCACCAGCATGGTGGCCGAGCTGGCCCAGGAAGTGGAGGACGTGAAGGAGGCGGTCAAGGCGCTGAACCAGATCATTCTGGAGAACAGCGAAGAGCTGCCGCCCAACCTGAAATTGGTCAAGGAAGAGACCGAAGAGGCGAAGACCCCGTCTCTGATCGTGCAAGGATGACCGCCCGCGCCCGCCGCAGTCAGGGAGGATCGCGGCGGGCTGCGGGGAATTAAGCCATGGAACTCCAACCCTGGATCGTGCCACTGGCGGCGCTCGCGCTCGGGCTGCTGCTCGGCTTTTTTGCCGGCCACAGCGGGCGCGGCTTGCTGCTGAGCCACATCGCGCAGCTCAATCGCGAGATCGAGGGCAAGGAAAAGCGGCACGACAGCGTGGTGCGCTCTTTCCTGCACCGCCTGGACGTGCATCCCGACGACGAAGGCAAGTGCCGGGTGATCGACCGCTCCAAGCGCACGATCGCCAAAATCATCCAGAAGGCCAAGGCGGCGCGGTTGCACAACGAGCGGGAGTGGGCGCAGGTGAATCAAGAGGCGGGCGTGCCCGTCACAACAGAGGAGACAGCCGACGATGGCAACGGGTGATTCGATTGCGGATGCGGGACTGGCGATGGAGGCGGCTGTAGCGGCCGCAAAGCCGAGCGGCGCCAAGCTGGCCGAACTGCGCGAGCCGCCAACCAATCCGGTGTACTTAATGGACCCGGACATCGAGACAGAGATCGTGTTCGACCCCGATGCCGCCGCACAGTACGCGACCAAACTCGGCGCTGCGGTGCTCAGGCTGGCCGAGCACGGCGTGCTATGCCGCGAAGTAACTCTCAGCCCGTCCGACGGGACGGTGCATTTTCGATTCGATTTCGACCACCACAAATTCTCTTAGGGAGAAAGACCAATGAAGAAAGACGACGGGCTTCACCACGAAGAGGCGACGCGCACCAAGCGCGACCGGGACGGCGTGCAGTGGGACTCCACCGGCGGGCAGGGCGTCACCAAGGGCCAATGCTCGGGCTACTCCGGGCAAGGCGACCTGATGAAGGGCTCCAAGGACTACAAGGCCGGCAAGGGCGGTAAGTCCTAAGCGCGGCCAGCGACTTTCGTCACATAACCACGACGTGCTTTCCTGAGGGGGAAAGAAGCCAGTGGCATTCGGACGACATGACGCCGAAGCGCGGCGGGGCCGGAACGACTCCGGCTCCGCCGTAACCGGCGTCCATCAAATCAACTGGAACGGCAAGCCCGGCGACGGGCAGCTCCTGGCGTTCATCGACGCCCAGGTGCAGGCCCACGACGCGCGGCACATCCATTGGGTGCAGCGCGCCAAGGTACAACTCGCTTGGGCTGCCGGCGATCAGAACAGCGTCATCGACGAAGTGTCGGGCGACTTAGGCCCCTCCGATGACGTGCAAGCCGATCAGATCGCCCTCAATGTCAACAAGATCAAACCTGCGGTCCTCAACTGGATCAGCATGGTCACCAGCCGCCCGATCACCTTCCGGGTGACGCCGGCCACCCCCGACAACGAGGACGTGGCCGCCGCCGGCGTGCAGGACAAACTCGCCAAGTATTACTGGAACCGCCTGCTGGAGGGCGAGAACTTCCTGAACTCGCTGTGGATCATCCTGGTCACCGGGATCGGGTTCTACCAGAGCGGCTGGGACCCCAACGCCGGCGGCGAACTCAGCGTGGGCGCCGAGGACGTGCTGCCCGATTCCTCCTTCGAGAGTGACGGCCGCTCCATCGTGCAGCGGGTGAAGGATCTGGTTGCCGAACTGACCGGCCGCGACTCCGGCGAAGTCGAAGGCATCAGCGACGACGGGCAAATGCTGGTTGCCGAAGGCGACCTGGACTGCAAGCTGCTCACCGGCTTCGACATCATCAACCCCGCCCGCGCCACCAACATCAAGGACGCCGCCTGGCTCATCGTCCGCGAGTTCGTATCCATCGAAGATTTGCGCATCGAGTACGGCGACAAGGCCAAGGGCATCGAGGGCGGGGACCAGGACCAATTCGGCTACAACCAGTACCAGGGCTCCAACTATCGCTCGCAGACGTGGCACACCGACGGCGAGCACGCGATCAAGTACACCCTGTGGCGGCCGCGCAGCAAAGCCTGCAAGAAGGGCTTCAAGTGCGTGGTCTGCCAAGGCCGGGTGCTGGAGAGCGGACCCAATCCCTACGAGCACGGCGAAATTCCCGTGGTGCGCATCACCGAGCTGCCCAGCGCCAAGGAATTCTGGCCGCCCAGCACGGTCACCGACCTGATGAGTTTGCAGGCGGAGATCAACATCACCCACTCGCAAGTCGCGGAACACAAGGCCCGCACCGTTGACCCCAAGATCATCTACGAGAAGGGCGCTGGACTGGACGACGAAGCGTTCACCCGCCGCGGCGAGCTCGTGGAAGTCAATCGCGGCTTCATCGACAAGGTGAAGCCATGGGTGCCCGAGCCGCTGCAATCCTACGTCGCGTACTGGATGCAGAACCTCCGCGAAGCGTTCGACGACATCGCCCGCAACCACGCGCCGTCGTACGGCAAGCCCAAGGGCGGCGTGCGTTCCGGCAAGCAGGCCATCGCCTACCAGGAAGCCGACGCGCGATTGAACGCGCCCATGATGCGGCTGCTCAAGGAGGGTCTGGCCGAAGTCTGCCGGCAGTGGATGGCCATCCTGCACCAGTTCGGCGACGAAGCGCGCACCATCCGTATCATCGGGGACAACAACGAGCCGGAAGTGCTCACCTGGTCCAAGGCCGATCTACCCTACGCCAAATACAACGTGACCTGCGATCTCGGCCCCACCGTGGATCAGCAAACGATGATGGACCTCATCGACATGCTGACCGCCCGCGGCTGGATCCGCCCCGACAAGCCGGAAGATAAAGCGCTGGTGTTCCGCTGGATGGGCCAGGGCGTCACCCACGAGATCGACGAATCCAAGGTGGATCGCCGCAACGCCAGCATGGAGAACCAGCGGCTGCTCAAGGGTGAGGAAGTCGCGATCTCTGACGGCGACGACGACACCACGCATCTCGAAGAGCACCACAAAGAGCAGAAGAGCGCCAAGTACCGCGAGCAGATGCTGGTCAATCCAGAGATCGAAAAGATTTTCGCCGTGCATATTCGGGAACACGAGCGCCGCCGCATCAGCAAGCAGATTCGCCAGGAAGTCGAGGCGCAGAAGATCAGCATGGAACTCACCGCTCTCGCGCTGCCAGCTCCCGCTCCAGGGATGGGAGCCCCCTCTGGCCCGGGCGCAGGCGGACCGGCAGCCCCTGCGCCTCCGGGCCCACAGAGCCAGAATTCGAGCAAGCCGCCCAACCAGGGCGCGTACGTACCACGTCAGCCGAAAAACCAAGTTCAAGGACAGCGGGCCAATCGCGCGCCACGGCTGGGCGTTCAAAAGCGACCCGTTGGCTAGGAGGAGAGAAGCGAAGCCATGGCAGGCGAACCCAATCAGACCACGGCTCCCGTCGAGGATGACCCGACTCCAGACGATCTGGAAATCGAGGATCAGCCCGGCGATGCGCCGAACGAACCCGAGCAAAAACCGGCGGCCGCGCAACCCGCCGACCCTTACGCCGGTCTGAGCGACAAGGACCGGCGGATGCTGGAGATGGTCAACAAGGCCGGCGTCTCCCCGGAAGAACTCATGTCCTACGCCGCGAAGGGCTACGACACCTTCCAGCAGGAGATGAAGGCCAAGGAAGCCAAGGCTCCCGCAGCCGGCGGCGACGAGGACATCATCCCCGTCACCAAGCGGGAGTTCTACGACCTGGCCCGCAAGCTGGGTGAGAACGTGCCCAAGATGGTGGGCGCGCAGCAGAAGGAATTCCAGCTGCAAGGATTGCTCGACGCCAACCCGGAGATCGCCGACGACCCCGACGCCCGCAGTTACGTCGACGCCCACGCACGGGCCATGGTCAAGACCGGCGTGCCGGTGCGCGATGCCTACCGCGCGGCGCACAAGAAGTACCTGGACTGGGAAGCGAAGGTGAAGCAAAAGCACCTGCAAAAGAAGATCGCCGCCCAGAAAACGCGCGGGGAATCCAGCCGCGGCTCGTCGGTCACCGACCTGCCCAAGATGGATTTCGAGCACAAGGAAAGCGACCTGGTGGACGGCACCGCTTCACGGCAAGCCACCGAAATGGCGCGGAAGATGGAAGCGGCCATGACCGGAGGAAATCGCCGCTAGAGAGACAAACAGTCACAACACGGGGCTAGTTCGCCGCGGCTGATCCCCGCCGGCGAATGACGCGAATTAACGGAGCGGCAGTTGGGTGCCCAAACCATCCAGCGGCTGCTCTTTTTTTGCGCCCCGTTTTTCGTTCGCAACACACGTCAACAAACACCAACCGTTGGATTCGGGGCGGGCGGCGCTTGAGCTCGCGAGGCCGCATGGCCGCCCGCCCCCTTGGAGAAAGAAGCAATGGCACTCACCACTGCAACCAGGGCCGTATACGACAAGGCCCTCCGGGAAGTTTACACGCCGAAGATGTGGAAGCTCCAGAACCGCGACCGCATCCTTCTGCAAAAGTTCAACAAGAACACCGAAGCCTACGCGGAAGGCAAGCAGATCAACATTCCGCTGCACACCGCCGGTTCTGGTGGCGTAGGCTACAGCTCCTCGGGCGCGCTGCCCACCGCCGGCAACCAGATGACCGAGCGGGCCTCGACGAACTACAAGCGCATTTATGCGCGGTTCAAGATCGACGGGGCGCTGATCGCCAGCACCAAGACCGGCTACGCGGCCGAGATGCGGGCGCTGGAGTTCGAGGCCAAGAACCTCATCGAGGACGTGGCCGACGCCCTGGCCTATGACATCTGGCAGGACGCCACGGGCAAGATCGCCGGCACCATGTCGGTGCCTGCCGGCGGCGCTAGCGTCTCGTCCTTCCGGGTGCCCAAGGCCAACAACGGCATCCGCAAGAACTCGATCATCGACGTGCGGGTGACCTCCTCTGGCGCGGTCGGCTCCGCCGGCGTGGCTAAGGCCAA